CACCCTTGAGTACGTTCAGTTCGTCGCCCTCCACATCTATCTTTATGAAATCCACATCATCGAAGTTAAAACTGTCTATGGTCTTGAGTTGTGCTGTCTCGCCGGCCACGTTAGTCACGGCACCGTTGAAAGTTATAGTGCCGTTGTGGTCGCCCACTGCACACCGGTGTATCTTGCATTTGTTGGGATTGAGGTTACGCCATTTCAGTTTTGGTCTCATGTCGAACATATGCACCTTGCTAAAGTCTTTCTGCATGTGTTTGGCGAAGTGTCCTCTTTTGGCTCCTATGTCTAGTGCTGTCCTCGTGTTGGTAAAGTAAGGCCTGCATCTCGCATAAGTGTGACCGCATATGTCTTCGATGCTCTTTATGATGTCGGCGTCGAGCCTTTTGAATTTGTTAGATAGCATTGTCATCACCACCTGTAATTACGTTCCTGAGATTATCACAAAGCATACTGTCTTTCCATGGGAAGCCCTGCGACAAGTTAACGAACTTGATGCTCTCTGCCTCGAATTTTTTTGCATAGAATTCGAGCATGTGTATGCCCTTCGACCTGTGCCCGTCGGGGACCGTTTCTTCTCTTTTGCTGGTGTCTTTGTAGAAGTGTGTATCACCCTTCCTGTAAACCATTTCAACCCCCAGCAGGTATATTTCCGTGAATCCCATGAAGTATGCTATCACTGCCGCATTCAACACAGCGTTGCCTGCCTTGCCCCATCCGTCTTGCCATGATTTCGGCCACTGATCCACGACTCTCACTTCTCTGGTCTGGACGCCGTATGGCCTGCCGGGAGGCACGTGATACTGGAACGGCAGGAACGATTCTCCATGATATTCGGGCAAGTTTTTGAACCAATAGGGATATAGTCGTGTGCCTTGATCTGTTTCACACAACTCAGCGTGGAAATCCTGATACACCACAAGATCACACACGACCAGGTAGTCGTAATGGTCTAGACCATGGTCCAGGGCCTTATATCCTCTGTTGGTGATGAACACCTTTTCATCTTTCAACAGTTCCAATTCTTCTTCGATGAGGTTTGGTGCATTTCCCAGTATGAAACACCTCTGTCCCTTGTGTTTGGTATCGAAATCGGTCCACGCAAGTTTGTTCATTAGAACTCTCCCACATCATTTAATACTTGGGTGGGATCTGATCCAAAAGTTGCCTCCAACTTGACTGTCATCTCTGTCTTAAGTTTGTCTTTCAGTTTTGACAGCACAACATTCCATTTCTGTTGTGGCACACATATCACGCCGTCTGTGTCGGCAAATATTATGTCATTGTTCCTTACACTTACGTTGTTTATTTTTACTTTTGAATTCATTTGTTTGACCGTGCCTTCAAATCTGATATCGTCGGCCCTATTACCGTGTGCGTACACAGGTAACCCCATTGCTGATACCCTGTCTGTGTCGCGTGTATGTCCGTCTACCACCACACCGACCGCTCCTTCCCGGATGGCAAATATTGCATTAAGGTCCCCGAAGTATGCCTTCTCAGGCACATCGGTGGCCACTACAATAACGTCACCGGGCACTATGAAATCATAACTTTGTAAGGCATCAAATATGCCTTTCCAGTTTTCATCCTTTAGTGTTTCTAGTTGTAGTGTCTTTGCATAACCTAGAAACTTCCCCTTCGATTGGGGTTTTATCTTATCACTTAAAAAGTGTTTGATGTTCATTTCTTTGCAGATGTCACTTAACATAGGACTTGTGATGACCTTTGATAAAAGTTTCAATTGTTGTGTCTTAAATGAACGCTGTCCTGCACAAATAACCTTTGCCAGTTCCAGATCCTCTTTGTTATTAATGTCTATGTTCTGCAAGGGTGTTAGTTCGTAAAGCATTACATTATCTGTAAATCTTTTTTGAACTGCCTGTCCGCCTGTCTTCACAGCATAAAAACTCATGGACTCAGCCACTGTGCCTGGTAGGTCCTTGCTGTTGGGTATTCGATCGCCATATGTGGGTGTTCCATTTTTCCATTCGTAAATCTTTTGTGTGTTGGTAGCCACTAGACTAGTGTGTGAGCTCTCTTTGAATTTTTTCAGTGCTTGGTCTATTGTATTGGCATCCAAGAAAGGTGCAGTACACAGTACTTGAACAACTATGTCGGCGTCTGTGTGCCTCGTTTGATTTGCGAACATCTCGTGTCCGTCTGTTTTGTTGTTTGCCAGTTCTTTGTTCCGGTATAGGTGTTTGACAGGTAGGTCACTACACAGTTGGTGTATATTATCACATTCACTATCTATCCACACTTCGTCTACTTCCGAACACTGTAATACTTGGTGCAGTTTCCTTTTGAATAGGTACTCGCCGTCTAGAATTGTTAGATTTTTATTTGCAATTCTTTCACTTTGACCTTTTGCGGGTACAAATATGGCTGTCTTGGATTTCATCCAACTATTTAATCTATATATTTTTCTAGTCTAAATCCTTTGAAATCGTAACATTCCACGTAGTCTGAGTTGTTGCTGTGTCTTATTCTGCGTATATTATGTTAGGAAAAATTATTGTTCTTCGTCTGAGTGCAGTTCGTTCAACAGTTGTCTCAGTTTGCCGCCTTCCACAGTCGCTTTCACTTTGCCTATGGTGTCACCCTTGGTTGGGTCTGGTGCATTGTCTCTTGCATCTTTCGGAGTATCGTTGCCCGTGACTTTGGATGTCTTCTTGAGGTTATCGTATATGGTGCTACGCTGTTTGTCAAACTGTTTGTATTCTGGATCGTCCGCCAAGTCTCTGATACGTAAACTGTCCACATCAAACTCCAAGTCAACTTTTTGTCCAACGCCCGAACTTGATCTTGTCTTCATGAACTGTATCTGATATCTGCCACGCTCCTTCATTGCCCTCGATGTGAATATACCTATCACGTTGTCAGCAGTCTGTATCTTAGACAGTCCGCCTGATATGTGGCTGTGGTCGAACTCTATCTCCTCGACCGATGCCCTGTTCAACTGTGATGCTGTCGCCAACACACACTGTTTCTCTACAACCAAATTCCTCAGTTCCTCAGACACATACTTGTCCTTGATAAACAGGTCCGCTGGTGATATCCTTTTGCTCTTTGGCATCATAAGATCCAAGTAGTCTATCAATATACAGTCTATTTTCTTCTTGTTCTTCAGTTCTAGTTCTTTCAAATATGTCCTAACGTCTAGCACGTTACTACCACTTGGCAAGTATTTGATCTGCAAGTTTCCTGATTTCTTCTTCAACATCTTGACTTTCATCTCAACATTCTCTATCTCAGGAAACACTTTCTTGGTTGGAATGTTTGTCATCATAGCATCCAATCTCATTGCTGTCAGTTGTTCACTCAATTCAAAAGATATGTAACAAACGTTCAGACCAGCCAGTGCCCAGTTCACCGCAAGATTCTGCAAGAACAAACTCTTACCTGCGCCTGATCCACCTGCAAAAATGTTTAGTTCTCCACGGTTGAAACCGCCAAACAGTTTCTTGTCTAGGTTCTGCCAGCCAGTGCTGATCTGTCCGTTGTTTGCCTTGAGTGCCTCTAGTCTTCCCTTAGGATCCTCAAAGTAGTCTGTACCGAGATCACGTGTCAGTCCAACGTTGACAGCGTCCTTGACCATGTCCTCTACCGGAGCATAGTCTCCCTTTTCAAGCAAGTCTGCTGATTGTAGGATTGCATGTTCCAGTGCCTTGTGTCTCGAGAATGTTTCAAATTCGTCCAGCAACCAGTTGAAATGGCTAGGATCCAAGTCCTTGGCCGATTTCAGTTTGATGTCGTGTTTGGCGTTGACCTGTTCAACGTCTGGCATAACCTTGTACTCGTCCATGTAGTCCTTGACGAACTTGGCAATCGGTTGCAGTTTACGATCAAACGATTCCGGTTTGAATATGTTCTGTGCCCTCGCAAATGATTCTGCGTCCGCTAGGAGCATCTCTATGTAAAGTTTCTGTACGTCAAATGTGTATTCTGCCATGCGTCTATTATATACTATTGTGATATTTTTTTAAATAAGTTTTTATCGATATTGGTAACTTATCTGGTTTCTGTTTTGCGTTGTATTCGTCTATGATTTCTTCTAGCAACGTTCTGTCTTTTATTTCACAGCAGTTGGATAATTCTGAGAACTCTTTTTCCAACACTCGATTCATGTTTACCGATTTCACACTATGCAAATGCTTGTTCTCTTCTTCAGTATACAGTTTAAACATTTTCATTATCAGAAGATTTTCTATGTCCTTGTGTCCTTTGTCTATTTTAAAGTTAATAGGCGTCTTGTGCATGGCATCTATTATTGCCTGCCTTTCTTTGATATACATGTTGTTTGCCTTCATCTCTTTATCACTGAGGTAGCATAGTATCAGATTTGGTAGATCTAGTTCCTGTATCGCATTTATCCATTGAGGATGACAGCGTTGGAACCAGGAATCGTTGTATTGGTTGTCACGCAAATGCTGTTCTATGCTTACGCCACTTTG